CAGCACAGCGGCTTCGATGATGTTATCAATCTCCTCGGGGTTGAGGGTAAAGCCCTTGCTGTTCAGAAACTTCACCACATAGGCTTTCTTCTCCTCCCCACGGCCTGTCCCATTGTAAATCATCTCGGCGGCTTCCACGGCGATGTTCACCCAGAACTTGATTGTGTCAAGCTGTTCGGCGCTCACCTTGGACTTGATGTAGGGAATCAGGTACACGGACACCAGCGAGACAGCCAGCGTCAGGATAGCCACGATAAGATTTGTCAAATCAACCATTGAAATAACCTCCATTTTCACTGAACGAACTTTCTGTAGGCTCGACCTTGTAATGCTTCATCAGCTTAATACGGTTTTCCACCCGAGCCTTAGAATAGTAGAACCCCGTACCTGTAGCGGTCTCTGCGGCAACTGCCGGAATAAGTACAGTGAGCGGCGAGGTGTCTCCCGTTCTCCACACCATGACGAATGTGAACACAATCGTTATGACGTTCATGACCGCCGCAAAAATCAGGATTTTTTTGGAGAACTCCACGGGGGGCTTCTTGCGCTTTCTGCGGCCCATCGCTTACACCTTCTTCGCATAATCCAGAGAAATCCAGCCCACCCCGGACTTGAGCTTACCCCACTTTGTAGCGCCTGTCCCAGCGGATTCAGCCACGATGGTGTAGACACCGGGCTTGATAAACCCCTTATTCTGGGAATTTTTGTCAGGCTCGGAGCGGATGTACAGGTCGGGGATGGACACCCGCACTCTGTAGGGGGTCACAGTGGCCTCCTGCGGCCCCACAGGGGGCTTCTGGGGGCTGGGGGGTGTAGAGGTACTACCCCCGGTAGAACCGCCCTGTAGAGCGTCCAGATAGCTCTGTACGAGGGCCTTGAAAGCCAGCCAATTCTTCTTTGCGGTGGCGGGGTTGTTGCTGTTGAAGATGTAGCTCGGACACCACTTCTTCCCGGAAATCGGGTTACAGCATTGAGTGTCCCGGTCGGAGAAGGTCTTCCCAGCGGTCTTGTTTACCCAGTAGGTGTGAGTGACCAACTCATTGATGGACAGCCCGTGCTTCCACAACAGCCAAGCGGCGATTCTGGCCCCGTTGTCCTTGGCAATCAAGTCATGCTCCGGGGTCTCCTTCATGATAATCTCAAGGGAAAGGCTGGTCATATTACCCCCGGTAGCGACAGACCCATCCCCGGAGTGCCAAGAGACCTCCGCCGAGCCAGCCGGGTCGTTCGGGCAAAGCCCTGTCCCGGCTTTCAGATTTTGCCAAGCCCCTGTATCGTCAATGTAGAAATGAACCCTCGAAGTGTTCATATTCTCATTGTAGGTGGCCCGTGTGTACTGCTCGCCATCGTCATACACGTTCGGGAGATCGTTGGTGTTGTGGACGGTCACAAACTGTACCCGCCCAGTACCGCCGCTCAACTTCTGCTGTTTCTTGTACAGGCTCCCAACAGAAAACCCGTTCTTCTTGGCGTTGGTAGCGTTCTTCCAGCGAGTTCCGTCCGGGATGATTTTCTCGCTGACTTGCACACCGTTCATGGTGTAGACCGCATTCGGCGTAAGTTTAGCCATAGTGCTTGTCTCCTCCTTCTTATCATACTTTGTCAGGCCGTAACTGGAAATTACTGCCATAACATTGTCCACATACTTGAGGGAAGTAGCGTACCCATCGGCCTTGATGTTGACGAGGTAGGTCTTCGGGTCGGTAACTCCCTTGAGGTTGGCGTAGTTCGGGATATTGATGAAATCAAAGTACCCGATAACACCGTTCTCCATGTCCGCAAACTTGCACCATTTCATGACAGAGCTGGTGTAGCTTCCGTCCGGGTTCTGCTCGCTCCCGGTCTTGGTGTAAATCCCGATACAGGTCTTGCACCGCCCCTTACGGTATTTCAGACCGAAGAAATTGTTGGCTTTCGTGGCAAGCTCCGAAGTGCCGCCGCCACTTTCCAGCACCGCTTGGGCGATTATCGGGGAACAAACCTTGATACCGTATTGAGGAGCGTACTTCTTGACGTAGGCGGCAATTTGCTCAATGAATTGCTGTCTGGTCACAATCACTCCTCCTTACGGCCTTTGCCGAGGTGCAGTTCATCGACTTCTTCCTTCATCTTTGTCACCATGCCGTTGCCGCCGAGCTTGTGGTACGCTTCGTACATCTCACAGAAATTCTCGTAGGCATAGGAGGGGATAGACCCCTGTGCCATGTAGCGGTCATGGTACTCAATCAACTGCACCCGGAGCAAAAGCATTGTGCCTTTGGTGTTTGCGTCCCTGTCCTTCTTCTGGTTTTGCAGGAGCCAGACGATGTAACCCAACACCACGGGAAGCGCAATGGTGTAGGTCTGCATGAGTAAGTCCTTCACAGTGTCCATGCTTATCACCTCCTCTCACCCACGCTTAGGCGGGGTACTCCTGCCCCGTGATGTACTGGTACTCCGCTTCCGTGATGGTTCCCTTACTGACCCGCTCGCTGACCTGTTCGAGCGTGAGCCTACCCTTGGTGTACAGCCGCTTGAGACTTTCAACTAACGTACTCATTACAGAATACCTCCCTCAATCAATTCCGCCGTGTACTCGTCCACAGCGTCCATCCGTGCGGTGACATACAGGGTTGCATTGGGCGCAACCTCCAAGGTACGCCCCGTAGCGAGCCAGTCCCCGATGTTGTCCTTGATGGACTTGGCAAGGCCAATCTGCTCGTCCATGATGAAGGTGTACTCGTCATACTCGTACCCGCTCATGGTCTCCCCAGTCATGGGGTCTTCCTCCTCGAAGGAGACGATGTTCTCCCTCACCTTAACCTCAACCTTGCCGGGGACAGGCTCGTAGGTGGTAACGTCAACCACATCGGGCTTGGCATTTCCTCTTACTCTCATTTCTGACAACCTCCTTTAGCTGTTTGATGTTCACAGTGTCGTAATACTTGCGCTTCATGGCGAAGCTGTCTGTGTGCTTGAAGCAAGAACCTCGTGAGAGAAACCCAGCCGCCATGCGGAATGGGACAGGCTTACCCGCCCTCTGTAGCTTCTGGATTTTCCGGCTCTGCCGCATGAGGGCCAGCGCCCTTCGCTTGCGTATCGTGGTGAACCCTCTCCCAAAGCACCTACCGACAAAATCAATCTTCCGGCCCTTACCGCCCTCCTGTATGCGGAATAGCTGGTAGTTTTCCTTGATGGTCAGGCCCATGCCGCTCACAAACTCCATGATTGCGTACATCGCCTTGCGGAGCTTCCGCTTGTTGCTGTCGATTAAAACCATATCGTCAGCGTAGCGGATGTAGTGCCGGATATGAAGCACCTGTTTGATGAACCAATCAAGCGGTTGCAGGAACAGCTCGGCGAACCACGGGGACGGGAAGTTGCCTATCGGTATGCCGGACGGAACGTGGGTTTCCTCACCTGTTTCCGGGTCAATCACCACTCTGTCGTGAGAGTAGGAATCAATCACCACGTCCAAGATTGCAAGCGCTCCCTCGTCCTTTATGACCTGACGAAGACGCTCTTTCAGCTTGTCATGCAGGATTGAGGGGTAAAACTTCTTGATGTCCAGCTTCACGCAATACTTGGCGTGTTTCAAATCCCGGATGGTGGCCCGTTCCACACCACGGCAAGCCCGGTCAATCCCACGCTTCGGAATGTTCGCACAGCTCCAATAGTAGGAGGACTTCTCCACGATGGGCCGTAGAATCTGCACGATAGCGTGGTGGGCGCACTGGTCAGGGTAGAACGCCGGAATCTGTAGCTCCCGTTCCTTCCCGGACAGGCCATCGGTGATGTTGCGGATTTTATAGGGAGAGGTGAAGTTAAGCTCCTCCAACCTCTGTGACAAATCTCTTGCGTAGTCCTCAATATGGGAGAGGACTTCTTGAACATCCTTGCGGTCACGCTTTCCTTGGGAAGCGTTTAGGATTGCTTTTATGCAATTTGATTCCGCAACGATTTTCTCTTTGATGAAGCCAATTCTTTTCATGCTTTTGTTTCTTGCAGAGCGTTCGACATAGCTACTAACTCTGTCCCTCCAAACAATTTTTTGCCAATGGGCATGGCGAATACAGCATTAAGTGAAAATGCCTTTAACAAAAGTAAGCGGGAGCCGATGTTCGTGTTCGTATTGGACGAAGTGTTGTTACAGTTCAAGTACCAGACACCACATTTCGAGCCATTGTTCCAATTACCAGACCGTTTCGCAACACGCCACAAACTCCTACTGTTCGCCTGTTGTGCAAGAGATTTACCGACAAAGGAGGTATCGCATTTCAATGTTCAACCAATATGTGGGGGAGGTGTCCCCCACACCCCCTCTTAGGAGGGGTCGTAAAGCAAGCGGGAGCCGACGCCCGTGTACGTAATGGACGAAGTGTCGCTACAGTGCAAGTCCCAGACACCACATTCCGAGCCACCGTACCAACCACCAGACCGTAACGCAACACGCCACCCGGAGTTCTGGTAGAAGTAGTCCGGGTAGTGAGTTGTCTCCGAGCCATTGGTGGCTTCGCTGGGGAGCATGGCCCACGGGAGAGCGGTGTCCATGCCCTCCTTCGTGATGTAGGCGTTGGAGGTGGGGCTGGTGAAGGAGACCTTGGTATACCCAGTAGCGGTATCATCGGCGTACTTGGTGGGGTCAGTGCAGACGTAGTAGTTGTCGGTATCGCCGTTGTAGTTGAGACCATCCATCCACTCCCAGATGTTGCCTTGGATTCCCTCAATACCACGGTAGACCACATCGACCTTACCATCCGTGCCGCTGGGTCTGCCCGTCAGGTTGGGAACGCTGTCGCAGGAGCCGGAGCTAAGAGCGGAGCTGTTACCATCGCAGTAGCCACGGCCCAACGTCTTCTGACTGTCATTGTCGGCGAACTCCACGAGGTACAACATCTGAATGGCGCTGTTGGTGGCTACGTCAATCAGGCCCCAGCCATTGCCCTTGCTCTTGGCGTTGGTACGCATGGTGGCTCTCGTCTGACTGACCGTAGGAGCCGCACCCTTCACGGACTTGTTGTTGCTGGAAGTCTTGTAAGCGCCCACATACTTGCCGGAGCCGGGGTGCTTGACGAATCCAGTCACGGCCTTGTCCGCAATGCGAATGGTCTCGACCCCGTTTGTGACCTTCCGCTCGAACCAGAACTCGGGGATTTTCACCATCACGTCCCCGGTGGAAAGGGTCTCCCGCTTCATCGCAGACCACGGGTAGCAACTGTCGAAATCGCTGTGTCCAGCGCTGGTGCCGACAGAAGCGGTGGCGGTCTTGCCCACGGAATCGTCCGTTCTCGCCCATACCGTGGAGCTGTTGCCAACCGTGCGGGAAATGCCGTAAATCTTCACGAACGCCAGACTGACATTCACGTTCTGACCATCAGCGGTGATATTCGCCGTACCCTGCGTGGTCTCCCCGTTGAGCGTAGCTTTCAGCGTGTACGTCCCGGTCTCATGCACCGTGAAGGTGTAGCTCCCGGAAGTGCCGCTCGCTGTCAGGGTGGTGCTTCCCTTCGTACAGGTACAGGTAGCGCCAGCGGGGTATGTCACCTTAATGGTGGCTGTGAAGAAGGTGAGGGTGGCGGTCTTGCTCTGCCCGGAAGCGGTGATAGACACGTTCGTTTCGGAGGTCAGAGAACCATCCACGGCCTTAATCTTCCATGTGCCGGACTTGTTGACGGTGAAGGTGTAACTTCCTGATGTGTTGGGGGCGGTAAGAACCTCTCCGTTGTAGGAGCAAGTACAGGTTGCCCCAGCAGGATAGGTAACGGCAATCGTGGAGCGGTAGAAAGCCAAGGTCACGTTCTTGGTCTGCCCGGAAGCCGTAATGGAAACGCTCTCCTCGGCGCTTTCATCGTTCAGCTCGGCCTTGACCACCCATGTACCCGCCTTGCGAATCTCGAAGCTGTACTTACCCGTAGTGCTGGTGGCGGTCAGTGTTTCCCCGCCGCTGGTGCAAGTCAGGGTCGCTCCTGCCGGGTAGGTGACAGAGATCGTGGAACGGAAGAAAGCGAGCGTGACATTCTCACTCTGACCATCACTCGTGATACTCACGGTAGTCTGGGCGGTCTCGTCCCCCAGCTCGGCTTTGACAGTCCATGTGCCTGTAGCGTGTACAGTGAAGGTGTAGCTCCCGGAGGTCGTGTCAGCTTCGTAGACACGCCCATTGCAGGAACAGGTGAGCTTTGCCCCTGCGGGATAGGTCACGCCGATGGTAGCGGTGAAATAGGCCAGCGTGATACTCTTACTCTCCCCGGTGTCGGAGATAACCACGGGGCTTTCCGCAATCTCGCTCCCGTTGGTAGCCTTGACTGTCCACGTCCCGGCACGATGTACCTTGAACTGATAGCTCCCGGTGGTGGTCGGAGCGGTGTAGGACACATCGCCGTTGGTACAGGTCAGGGTAGACCCGGTGGGGTAGGTGACGGAGATGGTAGAGGTGAAGTAGGAATACGCCCCGGTGTATTCGCTGGTGGCCCCGGCAACCGACACCTTGGAATCCGTGTTGTTGGGCTTAAAGTAATCCGTCACCGAACCGTATTCAATGTGATACCTATGCCCGATGGGGATAGTGAAGGTGTGCGTGGTCTTGGAGGGTGTCAGGGTCACACTCTGGGAGGTGGAGGAATCGGTCTCGTCCACACAGGTCACGACAGTAGAAGTGAAGCCGCTGGAATCGTCAATCGTGATGGACACCACCGCCTGTTCCCCATCGGCGGGTACACCCTCTGCCCGGTTCTTTCCGCTACTGGACAGGTTAAACACCCCTTGGGCAGAGTAGGGGAAAGCGGCGAAGTAGTAGACCTGTCCCGCCGTAAGCCCTGTCACCTCGAAGGGCGTATTCTCATAGGCTCCAAGGCTGGTGTTGTCGATAACCAGCTCGCCATCGCTCACGGAAGCGGGGAAGCCGTTGGTGGACTTGCGAATCATCACGCCGCCCACGGAACAGACCAGATTGCCAGCGGAATCATAGCTGTCGGCGGGTTCCAGAAATTTCAGTCCGATACTGGTCTTGGACATGGCGAAAGCGGTAAACGCTCTCATGTTGTTCGGGGATTGGCCTGTCTTCTGCAAGAGCTGGTCAACCACCCATTTTGCTTCGCTCCACGACATTTAAGTTACCTCCTCTTTGATTGTCAGCCCGTCAGAACTGAACGTGGTGATTTTCGTATGAACAACGGCCCCGTCACGCAACTGCTGTTCGACAATACTGCCATCAGCGTTGAACGTCACTACGAGCTGTGTGTTCCCCTCGGTCTCGGTGATGGTCTTGCCATCGGCGCTGAATACGGTGGTCTTCGGGGTGAACCCATCCACCTTTGTGTTCAGCTCGTTAATCTGGTTTTGCAGACTGGTGGCGATGTCCCCGGAAAGCCGCTCACGGATAGCGTCAAACCAGACATTGAACAACCGCTCCTGCGCCGCTTGAAACTCGTCCATCTCGTCACGGTAATCGGTCTTGATACCGTTGATAGCTTCGTCCCCCTGCTTCTCAAGGTCAGCCACATAAGCGAGGAAGTCAGCATACGCCTTGTCGGTGGAAGCACCAATGGCAATCACGATGTCCGCAATTTCCTTCTTGCGAGCGTCCACATCAGTTTCAAACTCCGTGTATTTGTTGTCGGTGGAAGTGCGGATTGCTTCAACGATGGTGTCAATCTGGTTCTGGTGTTCGGTGACATATTGCTGGAAGCTCGTGAACTCGTTGTCGGTGTTCGTTCGGATGGTAGACACGATGGTGTCAATCTCGTCCTCATGCTCCGTAACGTACTGCTGAAACCCGGTGTACTCCGCCGTGGCTTTGGCGGCGAACAGCTTCTTCTGCTCCTCGAAGTACGCTTGGAACAGTTCATAGAGGTCTGTGCCGTTTTCCAGCATGGACATAATGACGTTCAGCGTGTCATTCATGCGGTTCGCTTGCATGGCCCCGAAGAAGGAATTTTCCTTGTTCGTGTAGTTGGTCACATCACGGAAAGAGACCGTACCATCTGGGTTGTCGATTTGTGTGTACTTTTTCAGCCCTTCCCATACTGCGTCCGTGAAATTGGTAGGCAACAGCTTCCAAGCCATCTTACAAACCCTCCTTCATTCCAAAATTCAAAGTCAACATTCTCCGGCCCTCGCTCTGGTTCGTGAGCCTGTCGTACAGGTCAAGAATTGCGCTCTCCAAACGGTTCAGCTCGTTAAAGTCCATCGTGTTCCCGTTGTCCGCATAAATGGGGGCGCTCCCGTAATCACTTCCGATACTGTGAGTGTTGATGGTGTTGAGGTTTTCTTCCAGTGCGTTGATTTCGTCAGCGTAGAAGTAGTCCTTCGGGGTTCGGTCGCTTCCGAGAGAGTGAATCGTGAACTCCTCATACATGGAGATAGCCAAGCCCCGGAGATATTCAAGGTTGTTCTTGATACGGTTGAAATCAACAGCGTTAAAGCGGTCTCCAATGTAAACCCCGTCTTCCACTCTGCCGAACCAATCCGTTTTTGGCGTAGACCACATTTCCTATCCCCCTATCCTTCTTGCCGCAATCCTCCCGGAGAACGATTGCTTGAATTTAATCCTGTGCCTGTAGATGGTCACTTTCATCCCATCGTAAAATTCGTTCTCCTGATACACGATGTCCGTTGCGTCAAGCTCGGGATTCCCTCTGGTGTCGTACTCATACTCAATCCCCGCCATGTAGTAATCACCCAACCACTCGGCAAGGTCAGTAGCCATCGCCATGTCGCTTATGAGCGGGTTTTCCCATTTCACGGTCTTCCCTCTCAAATGAAGGGTCTTGGTGGCGTACTTCTCAACGATTTTCCAGCGATAACCCTGCACCTCAAGGCGGTAGGCCCCCGTGACCTTGAAACGCAAAGTCACGAAATAGTTACCCCAGTCAATGACCTCCGCCAAGCCCTCCTGCTCACTCATGACAGGCTTGTAATCATAGGAAGGGTCTTGGACGTAATAAGTCTCCACCTGACCAGCGACAACCTCAACTTCCTCGTTGATAAGGTTCTCCTCACGGTTGCTTCTCTGATAGATGTAGCAGGGGACGATTACTTCCTTCACCAGCTCTTGCTTGATTGCTTTCGGGGAGGATGTCATATCCTTGCGGGTAACGGTGAAGTCCGTGACCTCGTTCAGATTAAAGTGATTCAGAACGATATTGTTGTACGGCTCGGCGGTCTTGGTAAACTCAAGCTCAATGCAATCCAAATCGTCAAAATCGTGCCGGATAACCATGTTCGTGGAAATCTCGTCCTGCTCCACCATGTAGGTCGTGACGAGCGCCCCACCGTTGTAGGTGCGGACAATGAAACTCGCAGGGAGCGCCGCTCCAAAGGTCAGCTCCAAGGCGTAGTAGGCCCGAATCGCTTCCATATTGATTGTGACAATGGGGTTCTTAGTGAACGTGCCATCGGCATTAGAGCGCTCCTCCGAGATATACCCGGTGTGCAAGCCGCCCTTCAAATTCCTCGGAAGGAAGAACATCGTGCCATCCACGGGGGTGTAATTCGTAGCCAGAGTGCCGTACTCGGCTTTCTCCGAATCCCGGAAGATGTTCTCCACATGAGAGAAGGGCGCTTCTCCATTGGTGGTTGCCTTACCCTCCGGGACGAAACTGGACTTAATCTGAATCTCCCCATACCGGGTCTGCATGAGGGCGCACCTACAGGCGTTTGCGATGATTTGCAGGGCTTCCTTGTGCTTGACCCTCGGCATGGGATTGTTGGTGTAGAGATTCTTGAGCCGGGGGTCAAGGTAGTATTTCTTTACCCCAGCGTCCGCCAAAACCTCCTGCGCCAACTCGTAGTAGCTCTTTCCCTTTGGGCTGTACAGCCCTCGGTTGAACTCCGAATCCATGTTTCTGAAAATGTCCTGACAGCGGATTGTTGCGGTGCTATCATCGCTCTCCCACTCGGAACAGAGAAGGTGTCCCCCCTGCACCCATTCAATCTCCCCAGTGTCGGGAAGCTGGTAGCCATAGAGAATGTCCATCTCCTGTCCAGTCTCAAGGTAGTTAATCGCTGACTTCGGGTTATCCACATTGAAGTAGCGGTCGTAGTTCTTCAACTGAACCATGAAATCAATCTGCGGTACATCTGCCCCGATGGGGGAAACGTAGCTTTCCAGCGTGGAATCCATCACCGAATCGTTGTAGTACACCAGCCCGTACCCGAAACGGATGGAGTAAATGCGAAGTCTGCTCTGCGGGTTCTTCATGGCATAGAACACAATCTTGATGTAGGTCGTGTTCTCAAAGACTTCCTCGGTGTTCCACTCGGACTGGGTGTTGCCCCGGAACTCAACCGTTTGCCCCGTGCTTCCGATAACATCAAAATCAACAGGGTAATTCTCGCCGAAGTTAATGGTGAGACCACGGAAGTCCGTTGCGATGGTGTTGAAGTTAATCGTGACCTCACACAGCGCTTGGGTCAGGAGCTTTTCGCTCACAAGGCCCGTGTCGTAAAACTTGTCCGCCGAACCCCTTCTCGGGAGGAAGAACATGGAGCCATCGACCCTCGTGAAGCCCTCCTCAAGCGTGGCGTAAACCGTATCGTCCCTATGCTCACCAAACAGGTTTTCCTTGTTGGAGAAGTAAGCAAAATTGCCGTTTGCGAGTTTCGCCTTGGCCTGTAACTCCTGATTGACAATCCCGAAAGAGAGCATGATATATGCTCTCTCTCGGAGGGAGGACTTCATGCTTTCCTTATAGGCTTTCGAGACTTTTTGCATAAAATCACTCCCCTGTGTCAACGAGATTAACCTTGCAATCCCGGTAGTGTGTCGGTCTCCCGCTCCCATCGACCCAGTAAGGCTCGCCACTTCGGTCTCCGGGGTACATCCTCACTGTTTTCAGCCCATTGCTCACGGGGTCGTTGAACGTGACGTAGACGAAAAAATTACTCAAGATACTCAAGATTCTCTCCCACTGGGCGGCGGTGAGCCAAGGCCACTCAAGGCCATCAATCTTGTACTGGTCTCTCCCGACACGCTGACCCACCACCGCTCCGTTTGCGTCACGTCCTGCGTCAACGATCGTGCTGACGATAACCTTTACTCCTCGCTTGGGAGGAGGTAGCTCATAACCGTTGATTGCCAGATACGCCATTACAACCTACCCCCTCACTTTGCGAAGACATAGCCATTAGCTTTCTTCTGTGTGTCAACGGCTTCCGTAATAGTACGGTTGCCAATCTGCACGACTGTGGTTTCCTCTTTGTCTGCCTGACGCTTGGTGTCTGCGGCAATCTCTTTCAGCGTAGGCTCGACATACTCTCTGTAGAAATCCCTCATGGAGCGGCCCATCATATCCCCGGAAGCGGCCTTGTCGTAGGCCCTCTGGGAATCCTCATAGACCATTTGTGCCAAAGCGTTTGTCGGGTCGTAGCTCGAAGCGTTCACCAGATTTGCGCTCAACACATCAGAACTCACGAGGATGGAACGAATCACACCATTGGCGCACACAGTCATTTGACTGTTCAGCGAACGCCAGTACCCGGTGTACTGGGCCATGCCCTTCACGACAGCGTTTTCCATCGCCATCGAGATTTGCGAGCGGTTCAGCACTTCGGTCTGCCCATTGATGTGGCCTACCATTTCAGCACCGTTCTCGCCAGCTACGAACATGGAGCCATGCAATCCGGCATTGGTCGTACCGTTCTTGTACATGGGAATGTTCTTCCAGAACTGGGCTTGCCCGTTGTCGATGTAGCCGCCCTTTTCAAAGAACTTCCAACCATGACCTGTGTTGTAACCACCCGTACTCAAACCGAAGAAGCTCTTAATGGAGTTCCACCCGGACTTGAACAGCTCAACGCCAACCGAGATTTTGTTGCCAACCCAGCTCGACAGGGAGTTCCAACCCTGCTTGAACAGAGACACGCCTACGGACACGCTCGTACCCACAAACCCGGCAATCGAAGTCCACCCGGACTTTGCGAGTGAAATTGCTTGCTCAAGAGCCGGAATACGACCAATCCAACTTGCCACGGTAGACCACCCGGACTTCGCAAGGCTGATAGCCTGACTAAGTACAGGGATATTCCCAATCCAGTTAGACACTGTAGACCAACCGCTCTTAATCAACTGGATAGCTTGGTCGAGTGTAGGGATATACCCCACCCAGTTCTTCACGGTAGTCCACCCGGACTTCACCAACTGAATCGCTTGGTCAAGGGTCGGGATGTTACCAATCCACGTCCTTACGGTAGTCCACCCGGACTTGACAAGCTGAATCGCTTGGTCAAGGGTCGGGATGTTACCAATCCACGTCCTTACGGTAGACCACCCAGATTTGACAAGCTGAATCGCTTGGTTAAGAATGGGAATATTACCAACCCAGTTTTTCACCGTTGTCCAGAGGTGTTTCGTTAACTGAATTGCTTGGTCAAGCACAGGGATATTGCCAATCCAGTCTCGAACACTTTTCCACAAATGCTTTACCAGTTTGATACCCTGTTCAAGAACAGGGATTGCCCCAATCCACTGTTTTACAGTAGTCCACCGCTCCTTGAGTAACTTGATGTATTGGGGTAATGTGGGAATATAGCCAATCCAGTCGCGAACAGTGTTCCAACGCTCCTTTGCCAGAGCGACATACTGCTTTACAACTGGGATGTTGCCAACCCACTTGGTCACATTCTCCCATTTCTCTTTCGCCAGAGCGACATACTGCTTTACAACTGGGATATTTCCAATCCAGCCTGTGACGGTCTCCCATTTCTCTTTCGCCAGAGAGATAAACTGGGGGAGTGTGGGGATTTCCCCAATCCACTTCTTAACAGTGTCCCACCTGTCTTTGGCGAGTGTGACGAGTGCTTTTGCGGACAGCCCGTTTTTAGACACATCAGCCCACCAAGACTTCGTATTATTCCACCACTCCGAAGCGGTGTTTTTGATGTTAACAACGAACTCTCCAATGGGAGTATTTGCAATCGCCTGTTTGAGCGGGTTGACGATATGCTCCTTGACCCATTTACCAATAGCTTTGAAAGGTTCAAGAATACCGTTGAGCAAACCTTCTGCAACATACCTACCAATTTCAGCCATGACCGTGGAGGGAGAATGAATCCCGAACAGGTCTTTGAACCCCTGTACGAACGGGTCAACGATATGCTCCCCAATCCAACCGAGAGGGTCAGAGAAAAACTCGGTTACACCTTTCATGAAACCCTCAACGATGTTTTGCCCGAACGTCTTAAAGTGGTCGAAACCATTCATTCCGTCCTCGCCCTTTGTCCAGAACTCAACAACACCGCTCCACCATCCGCCGATAGCTTCACCAGCTTCATCCAGCTTCTTCTTCACATCGTCCTTGAATGTGCCGAACTTTTCGGCGATACAGTCGAGGCCCTGTTTGACCTTGCTCTGAATTTCGTCCCAGTTCAAAGCTACACCAGAAGCCAAAGAGCCAGCGCCTGCGGCAATCAGGGCCACACCAAGGGGAATAGCCACGCCAGTTAAACAAAGAATGACACCAAGGGCCAGCATTGCCGCACCAGCTACGATACCGATTTCCTTGAGTACACCTTTGATTTTTTCGACAATGCTGTTCCAGTTCAGCGCCACACCAGTGACGAGCGAGACAGCACCAGCCGCCATCAAAGCTACACCGAGAGGAAGTGCCACCCCCGTAAAAGCAAGCACAGCGCCTACAGCGAGGAGGGCCGCACCAACGGCAATACCGATTTCCTTCAAGACCTCGCTGACCTTACCTGTGATAGCTCCCCAGTTCAAAGAAGCGGTGGCAACGATACCAACAGCACCAGCGGCAATCATCGCAACGCCGAGAGAAACATTCACACCAGTCAAGGCAAGAATCGCACCTACACCTATCAGAGCGCCACTTACAATAGCCACGATCGTAGCCAGAGCGCCCTTAAGGTCTCCCGTAATGGAATCCCAGTTCAAAGCAACTGCCGCAATGATGGAGATTGCGCCAGCGGCAATCATCGCAATGCCGAGTGGTACGTTCACGCCTGTAAGCGCCAAGAGAGCGCCCATTGCCAAGAGAGCGCCGCCCACAATCGCTTCAAGCACACCAATGGCTTTCTTCATCGGAGCGGTCAGAAAATCCCAGTTCAAAGCGGCGGCGGTCACGAGACCGATTGCCCCAGCCGCCATCAAAGCAATGCCAAGAGGAACATCGGCCCCGGTGAAAGCAAACAGCGCACCCATCGCCAAGAGAGCGCCGCTGACGATAGCGGTCAAGATGGACAATGCGTTTTTAAGCTCGCCTTGCAAGAACTTCCAGTTAATTGTGACAGCGGTAGCGAGAGCCACAGCACCCGCAACCATCAGAGCCGCACCCAGAGGAACATCCACACCAGAGAACACAAGGAAAGCACCGATAGCCAGAAGGAATCCTCCCAGTATACCAGTTATCAGGGTAAGCACTCTCGCCAGCCTGTCGCTCATTGCGTTCCAGTTTTCCGCTATGACAGCCGCCAGACCAATCGCCCCAACAGCCATCAAACCAAGACCAACAGGAATGTTCGCACCTGTGACAACGAGAATAGTGCCAATAGCCAATAGATACCCGCTGACAACAGCAGTAATCTCACTTAACGCCCCTGTAATCATCTTCACTATCTCGTCAACTCTGGATTCAACAAGACCAGCGAGAAAATCGTACTCCGGGAGTTCAAACCCCAAGTCCCCTCCACCGAGAAGGTCTCCGAGCTTGTTCCCATCATCGGCTTCGTTCTGGGAAATAATGTTCAACTCGTCAATGCCAATCAGGGCGTTCTTGAGCTTCTTTGCCGCCTTAGTAGCACCTTCCAGACCGTCTTCCGTATCTCCAACAGCACCAGCTATCGAATCCGCTCCCTCTGCCAACCCAGAGTAATCCACCTCCGGGAGAGTAAACCCGAAGAAATTGGCAATCTCGGTGGCAATCATCCGAAGGACTTTTGCCAAGGCAATAGCGTATGGGAGGACAGCGTTAAGAGCGGGGATGAAAATGTTGCCCAGCGCTCTCGCACATTGAGTAATCTGTGCATTTAGCACTCTCCATTGGTTTGCGGGGGAGTTCAGCGTCCGGGCCATATCTCCTTGCGCTTTCGTCACCTGTGTCATAATGGCATAGTACCGAATTTGTGATTTCTCCGCTTGGGTCATTTTGGTAATGGACTTGTCAATGCCGAGGTTCCACGCTTCCTGTTGCAACCTCGCTTGCGAGAGGTCATAGCCAAGCCTACGAAGCGGCTCAAGCTCACCAGAGATACCAGACTGTAGCTTCTGCATAGCGTCTGCAAAGCTGATATTGAAGAACGAAGACAGGTCGTAACCGAGCTGGGTCAGGTTCTTCGACATGATGTAAGCTCGGTCGCTCGCCACGCCAAAGCCCTCTGTGATGGTCATGAACACACCCTGATTGCGCATCCATTCTCCGGGGTCAATTCCCATCAGCTCGCCAACTTGTTCGGCATACTTTCGAGCTTCACCCGCATACTTTCCCATAGAAGCGGTGAACAGGTTGAGGTTTTCGATGTATTTGTTGGATTCTGTAATCCATTTAGAAATAGCTACAGCCGCCCCCTTCATTACATTCATAGCCATCCTGCACTTCGCCCACAGGTTTATGTAACTATTTGCCGCTCGATTGTTTGCGCCACTCAAGTTGTTAGTATTCCTAATCAACTGTTGAATCCGGGCGGGGAAAGCCGGAAACCCTCTTGCGATAGCGTTCATCTGGGTAGCCAATGGAGCAAGAGCCGCCGCCAACTGCCTTATCTGGTTCGTGAGAGCTTGCATATTGATACTGTTGAGAGTGGCTATCATCTGCGGGAGCCTGTTAATCTGGGAGAAGAAAGAGCCGAGGTTAGCGTTTCCGATAGCGGTCAGCGGGATAAGAGCGTTCACGAGTTCTCTTACCTTCTGTGCCGCACTCCCCATGTCAACACCATTCAGAGCGCCAATATCCCCCGGCAACTTATTAAGCTGGGAGATCGTGGAGTTCAAATTCAGAGAGCCAATATTGGCAAGCGGCTGGATAGCGTTTGTAAACCGGGTTAAAGCCCCAAAGTCAGTCCCGTTCAGCGAGCGCACCGCTGTACCGATGGAAGTAAGCTGGGTGGCAATCGAGGAGGAAATCTTGATACTTCCCAACCCGTGTAACTTCTGCAAACTGCTCGCCAGAGCGTCCAGCTTGCCAGCGGAAGAAGCGTCAACGCCGCCAAGAGCGGTGTTGAGGTTTTTAAGCTGATTAGTCACGCTCGTCAACCCAACACCGCCCTTGACAGCGGTTTTCAGTCTACCCAAGGAAGCAGAGAGAGCGTCAATACCAGACACAGCCGATTGTGCGTTCGACTTGGTTTCCAGAACCAAAGAATCAATCGTAGTGGACATTTCGCTCACTTCCCTTCTTGTTCAAATCGTTTGTTGTTCCGCACCATGAGAGCTTGCATATAACGCACACCCTTTTCGGAGCGAGCCTTTTCCTTCTTCTCTTGAGCGTTCTCGACTGTACGTTTGGTAATCGGGTACGCTTCTTCGACATAAGGTTGGGCCTTAGTTCCCTTTTTGGCGAAAGCGTGTAGGATTGGTGCTATTCGAGCGAGAGCGTCATAGATGTACATTCCTTGAAGCCATGCTTCCTGATTGACCCTCTCCTTACGAAGCTCCTCCGCTTTTTGGTAATACTCCGTCAGGCGGCAATCACCATCCCAATACTGTTCTTCCGTCATGCCTATTGATAAGTAATAGGGGAACTGCTTGCAAAAAACCTCCGTATAAGGAAAGGGGGAAGCGGAGCGATTCTCACGCTCGCTCCCCCCATCCACGGGTTCTCCTCCGGGCGAAGAACTACTTACCAGTTCGCCGCCCAGTTCACGTTTCCCGCCGTGTCCTCGGGTTCCTCGACCAGAGCAAGGATAGGCTCGTTGTACATCTCGGCGAGCTTGCCGATAAGCTCCTGCTTGTTGCCCAGCTTCGCAAAGATTTCGTCAATGACCTCCTTCTTCACGAAGCGGTGGTGGGCGAGGAAAGCGCCCTCGAACAGAGCGGGGAGGGTGGACATGGGCTTCTGCTCCACATCGGCGGCGATGAAGCCCTTCCTCTCCATCTCGGTCACAGTGCGGCGGGTGAACTCAAGCGTGTAGTCCTTACCCTCGTATGTGAAGTTCAACTGCTTTGCCATAACGACACATCCTTTATTTAATAATTACCGCCTGTCACGGTCAGCCATCCTTGAAGGAGCCGGGTTGAATTTCACATCAGGCGGGACTTACGCCGCCACTTCCTCGTCCATGACGATGGGCGTGGAGGGGGCGATGGTAGTGGTCATATCCACGACCTCGTTCACGCCGCCGCCGACAGGGAACACGGAGAGCTGACCCTTGAACTTGAACTTACCGTCAGACCC